ATGTTTATTTTTGCATTATCAATTTGCAATTCACCATTCACAATTATAAACATGGCACTCACAGAAATAAAAATAGTAACACCTCCGGCGACTGAGTTGGCTCTTGCAACCGTAAAAGGCTTTCTGCGCATTGATTTTACCGATGATGATTCAATGTTAACCACTCTCATTCAATCAAGTCGCGAAAGAGCAGAGCAATATTGTAACCGCTCCTTTATTACTCAAACGCTGGAGGTTTACTATGATAAAATAGAGAAGAATTTTACTTTGCCGCGCGCACCCATACAAAGTGTAAGCACGGTAAAACTTATTTACCTTAACGAGGTAAGTACCCTTACCCAAAATGCCGACTATTATGTAATGGGTAACCAGGACCAGTGGATAACCATAACGGCAACTACTTACAATCTCCCTCCGGGCTTTTCTCCCGGCGACGATTTAAGTCGTTACCACCTCGATGTTACTTATACTGCCGGTTATGGCAGCTCCTGGACAAGCGTGCCAATGGGCATACAGGAAGCCATTATGAAAATGGTTGGTGCCGCTTACGAAGTACGCGAAGATGTGGCACAGTTAAGCAACAAAGGCATAAACAACCTAATGGAAATACCAAACGATGCCAAGAGCCTGCTTAATGCATATCGTGTAATTCCCCTGTAATTCCTGCTGAATTCTCAATACCCTATACTCTGTACTAAGTTATGATTGGAACAATGCGATATAAAATAAACATACAGCAACTATCTGCAACAAACGATGGCGCCGGAGGAACTTCCGCTACCTGGAACACCCTGAAAACTATGTTTGCCTTCACCGAGGTGAACACCTCCGGCCGCCTCTTTGTTCAAGGACAAGAGTATGTTGGTACATACTATACCATTACCTGCAGGTACAATTCATTTAAGTACACCTCGCCGGTAGAAAGCTATCGACTGGTACTCGACCCTGATGGAATGAACAAGACATTGAAAATATTAACCATTAATAATCCCGATTTGCTGAAAGTATATTTAAACATAACAGCAATAGACAACGGGTAATTCAATTACGAATTACGAATTAAAAATTAAGAATGCTTTCTTGTTTTCGCCCGTAATTCGTAATTATTAATTTTTAATTGAAGAAGTATGTTCGCACTAAAATTAACCGGAATAAAAGATGTGCAGGACGCATTTGCTAAGGCAGCAGATGATATGGCTGAACAAACTAAGGCTGCTGTTGCAAATACTGCCAATGCGATTGCTGCAGAAGCAAAACAAAATTGCATGGGTAAGCTGGCAGATTCAATTCTTACAGAAATAACCAATGATGGATTATGTGCAAAGGTAACCGCTAATGACCCTGATGCAGTATTTGTAGAATATGGAGCCACTATACCCGCCATATATGCCGAAAAAGCTAAGGCCTTGCATTGGGTTGAAGATGGTAAAGATGTATTTGCTAAATCGGCCCGTGCACACAAAAACGTGCCAAAGCCCTTTCTTAACCCTGCAGCCGAAGCCAACCGGCAGAATTTTATTGATTCTATTCTCGACTGACTTATACCAACCACTACTAATCACTTGTTACTAACCACTAGTCACTGTTAAATGAAAGACGCCAACAAAACCATTCGTACTGCATATTATAATTCGTTGAACAATATCGTTACATTTAATGCTGCCGGTGTTCCGTTTTACGATGCGGTACCTTCTAATGCTGCGTATCCTTATATATATGTATCAGATTATACTTCGGCAGAAGATACTACCAAAGACTTCTTCGGGCAGAATGTAACCATAACACTGGTGGCCACTATGAAATATCCCGCCAATTATGGCGGACAGAGCGATGTGGATGGTATTGCAGCGCAGGTAAGCGCCATAGTTCGCGGTACGCTTACTACCAGCGACCCGCTGTCATTTTTGCCCGATTTTCAAAACGTAATTACACAAATAGATCAGTCGAATTATTTCAGACAAGAAGTAGCCGACGGAATTGTGTTTTACCGAACCATGAAATTCAGGCACCGCATTCTTCAATTGTAAATTCTCAATTTCTAATCAATACACAATTCAACACTCAAAATTTAAAAGAACATGGCAAAAATTAATGGAACTAACTTAGTGGTGCTTGTCGATACCGGCACCGGGGGCCCCGAAGAATGCTCATTCTCTACCGACTGTAAGATTTCGATAGATATGGGTACTTCAAACGCCACCACAAAAGACAGCGCAGGCTGGGACGAAATTATTCCCACCAATGGCAAATGGAGCATAGACTGTAACGGTATGGTCGATTTCCATCCTTCATCGGGTGTGCATAATATATCCGATCTGTATGCCTCAATGGTAGCTAAAACTGCAGTGACTGTTTATTTTCAACTGGCAAGCCAGGTTACCGGCGATCAAAGCTGGTGGGGTGTGGCCTATATTACCAAGCTTGAGCAGGATGCTAAGGACAAAGACGTGGTAAGCTACTCTGCAACCTTTGAAGGTACGGGAGCATTGACTAAAGTAACACACTAAATCAGCAAAAAGTTTGTAAAGTTCATAAAGTGAAAAGTTAAAACTTTATGAACTTTCAACTTTAAAAACTTTCAACTATGACAATAGTAACAATAGGCGGTAAGTCTCGTCCGTTTAAGTTTGGCTTTAATGCCATTGATATATTTTGCCGTGAGCATAAAATAGGCATTGCTGAATTTGGTGAGCGTTTTGCCCAGATAGGTAAGGGCACAGCTTCTATTGGCGAACTGCGCGATATTATTTATGCCGGCCTTGCCGGTGGTGCATTAAGCAGTGGCGAGGCAATAAGCTTTAGCTGTTACCAGGTTGGCGACTGGATGGATGAGTTGCCGCAGGGTGAACTGGCTAAAATGATGGATTCCATAACCCAATCGGTAAACGTAACGGGCAAAAAAAAATTACCGGGGGAAGCGTCGCAGAACAAGAAGGAGAAAGCGATAGGGAAGAAGCCCTGAGCTGGAGCACTCTTTGGGCACAAAGCTCGCGTGCTGGTTTATCCTATTCCGATTTTTGGAATATGACCCCCAACGAATGGTCGGCCTGGATGGATGGGTTTATGTTGCGAGAAGAAGATGAGTGGAGGAGGCTAAGAGTAATTTATGCCCTTATTTATAACACACATGTAGATCGTCACCACCAAATGAAGCCTGAAGAGCTAATGCCCTTGCAAAGTGATTCAAATAATAGGGCCGGTGATGAAATTAGAAACGTGCGATACCTTTCAGAATCGGAGCGAAACACGTTGAAGCGGAGATATAATCTTAAATAGGTTTTGCTAATTAAGGGTTTTATTTATTTTTGATACTTATTAAATACCTGCCATAAATAACAGCTTACCATGGACAAAAAAATGATTACTCCAAGCGAAGGCCTTTTGGGCTATAAAGTAGTAAATTATATGGGCACAGTAAATGGTCATTGCATTAAAGGGTCTATTGGTAAAATAAATTACCAGGATGCACTGGATGGTGCAATAAATGCAATGGCAGCTAATGCTATAGCCCTGGGCGCAAATGCCATTATATCGGTACGTATTCAAAGCCTTCAGATAGCGCCCACGCAGGCTGATTTTTTTGTGTATGGGAGTGCCATAGTAGTTGAACCAATCAGCTGAATTTTAATAAACTTATTGGTTACTGGTCGAGATATGCTCAGTTAATGAGTTGTTGATAAAATATTAAACAAAAAATATAATATAATAAATATATAGTATATATTTGTATCGTTAATTAATACCACTTTTCGCAATGAATGCTTCACAATTACAAGTCTCTGTCGAGGTTGATATCTCGGCTTTCCAGGACGCCATAAATTACATGATAGGTGCATTAGGTAATGTAGCCGATTCAATACAGTCAATGGCCACAAGTTTTGCCGGTGCAGGCTCTGAAATTGCCAAATCAAGTAAAGACATTACCGGTAATGTTGAAGAGGCCGGTAAAACATTTATGGAAACTTCGGAAAGAACGGAGAAATTAAGCGGAGCTTTTGAGAAAGCGCATTCAATTTATAAGCTCTTCAGTGGTGCGCTTGAAGCAGGTGAAACTCCTGTTGGTGGTATCATTGTACTTATATCGGCCTTAGTTGCAATTGCTATTGAGTGTTATTATAAGTTCGATACTTTCCGCGCCATTGTAAATGCAGTTTGGGCGGTAATAAAGGACCTGGCAATAATTATTGGCGATGCACTTATAGGGGAGTTTAAAATACTCTATGATATAGTAGTATGGCTTGTTCAGTTATTTAAAGATTTTGGCACCATACTTGCAGTATTTGTAATTGCTCCCATTAAGCTTGTAATAGATGCTATTGAGGCATTGTACTATGCTTTTATCGCCCATGATTTTGGAAAGGCATTGGATTCTGTAAAGCAATTTGGAGATGATGCTACGAAGGCCGCTACAATGTTGAAGGATTCTGCAGTTGATGTGGTTGATAGTACGAAGAAAATGGCTCAAAATGTTGCCAAAGATTTTACCGATAGCGCCGATAAAATTAAAGATGTTGCATCTAATATGTCCGGCGATGTATCAAAAGCCTACCAGGAAGCGTTTGAAAAAACAAAAAAAGTAAATGATGTTAAAGTAAAGACAGATAAGCTAACCCTTACACCTGCTAAAATAAAAATTGATGCCAGTAGTGGCGAAGTATACTCACAATCGCTTGATTCGGCAAAATTACAAGGGATACAAGCATTACCACCACAGGCAATGCAATCGATACCCATGCTTAACCAGGATAGTTTTGCAAATGCGGTTCCCGGTATTGAAATGGCTACAAATGCTGTAGCCACCTATAGTGAATGTGTTAAAGATTTGGGGAATAATGCGAAAGATGCACAGGTGGATATTAGCGGACTGATTGCCGGTGCAATTGATGCAATGGCTTCGGCTATTTCGCAGATAGGGCAAAAAGGAGCTAACCCAATGAAAACTTTTATAGATGGTATTGCCGGTGGTATGAAATCTTTTGGCAAGCAAATGATAACAATTGGAGTTGGCAAGCAACTGCTTCTTTCGCTTGGGGCAGTGGCTCCGCCCGTATTAATTGCAGGAGGCGTGGCTTTGGAGATAGCGGCTGACCTGGCAATGAATAGTTTTAAAATGGCTTCCGGCGGTATTGTATCAGGTTCAACTTTTGCCAATATAGGTGAGTATGCCGGTGCATCACATAACCCGGAAGTTGTTGCTCCGCTCGATAAACTCAGAAATATGATAGGAGGGACAAGGGATAATATGCACTACTCTTTCGAAATGATGGGTGACAGATTGCTCGCCGTACAGGACAGGGTTTCGACCAATAACCAATTTGTACTGGGTACGAACAATCAATAACATTAATTACGAACGGCGAAGCCCTCACGAGTTCCAAAGAACATAATAAATCAACGAGTAATTAGGAATTACAAATTACGACAGGTTGGTAATTGCTTAATACTAATCTCTAACCACTAATCACTTGTCACTATAATACAATGAAGAAAATGGATTTTACTGATTACATCGACTATATCTTTTTAGCTCTTTTCTTGTTGGCTGTAAGATTTTTAGTCTATGAAATCTGCTTGCATCTCAGTACTCAATTCTAAATACTTAATACTAAACAATGTCCTACGGATTAAAATATACGCTCACCTTCCGCGACAGCACGGTAATAAGTAATAAGCTATGGAAGCTTGGTATTTACGCCAATGGCTGGAGTGGCTCAACTACTTCGGTTACCTGTGCCGATTCTCCGGTACAATTAAGTTACAAAAGGAGCTCACTTATTACAGCAGTATGCGGCAGTGAGTTAACAGTGGCTTTAATAGCCACAACCACGGGCCAGTTCGATGAATTTAAAACCGCAGCACCATTGGCATATTATATCAATGTGCAATATTCTACCGATAACGGTTCTACCTGGAATACATATTGGAACGGGGTGAATACAACCGATACATTTTCGCAGGCACATAGCAATGCCCCTTACCCCGTTAGCTTAAAGTTCAATTGTGGCTTGGGTGAATTGCAATGGCATAGATATGAAAACGCCGGCAATCTAACCAGTGGCATCGAAAGTATTGCGGAAGTAATAAGTAATTGCATGACTTTTTTGCCCTACACATTAGATTTGATTGAGATGGTTAATGTGCGCGAAGACACCATGAGCGATACTGCAGGGCTGTTTGAGCAGCTTTATATTAGCGATATGGGTATTACCGAAATCGGTAACGATGGCGAAACACATGGCTGGAATTGCAATAAATTATTGAATGCCATACTTACATCGATAAATTGTAGAATATATCAATCGGGTAATGCCTGGTTTGTTGAGCGCATATATGAACGGATACATACCAGTATAAATTTATTCCAGTATCATTTATCATCATCCTGGGCTTCATCTAATACCACAAATCATTTCACGAGTGGTTCGTTGCCGGTGGGCAGAACAATAAACAATGCAGGCTATCCTAAAATAACCAAGACAAGCGAAGACTCTGTTACACAGAAACAACCTATACTCACTTACAAATTCAATACAAGCTCAATAAATAACCTACAACTCATTCCAAGCCCTTTCTTTGAAGATACACCATTAAACAAGGACTCAAACGGCAGACCCAAGCGTTGGGACGTTGGTGCCGGGATTATGTCTACAGGAGGTGACCAACTTGAAGTTGTAAATCCGTTTGAGGCGGACGCAAAATATCAATGCGGATATTCATTTGGGGCGGCAGTTACAAACGCAAATGGTACATATATCACAAGCACGTATCCTTATTTTCAGGTAGATGCGTCGTACTATTTTAATGGCACCACGTATTCATTACACGCGGTAAGGAATAGCGGAGATACATACACGCTTCCGTATTTGCTTCTTGACCCTGATAACTCCCAGTTATTAATAAACATTAAAACGTACATAAAGTTCAGAATACAGCCAACGTTCACAGGAACAAAACCTACATATGGGCAAGCTACAACATTGGCCAACAATATATTGATGGGTTATCCCTGGGCGTTTTTGCCTTTCCATTGCTCTTTACGAAGGGCCAGCGACGGTACTATGTATTATCTTTCGCCTCAGCCCGGTGGTTGTTCGCAGATAGGCGGAGCTGGTGCGCCTTCTTGGGCTAAATCGGGTGCTGGCGTGCCTCAGTATTTAGTGGTATTCGCGCCATTCAGTCAATTGAACACCAATTTCCCGCATCAAATAGGTAAGGGGGCGCCGGCAAATGGAGGTATAACGCCGTCTCAATTAACGAACATGATATTGTCTTCATGGGTTCCCTTATTGAGCGCTTGTAACCCAATAGACATAGCATTCCCTACTGATACAAACTGGACTGTGGGTTTCAACAGCTCAACAGGGTTTCCGTTTTCATCTATACCGCAACAGTACCAATTCGACTTCGCAGCTTACGCAGGATATGCGCCGTTTGCTTCAATGGCCAACGCAACATTTTCTTTACTTGACTACGCCATACGAGCGGTAGATATACAATATAAAGATAATGTGCAAAGTGCATCCAATAACGTTTCGTTTTACAGTACTGCAGACTCAGATGAGAGATGGAATGAAATGACGATCAATGCAGTATTTGGAGATACAAGCACAAAAGGTTATCCGGGTTCATTCTTTGTAATAAATTCAGGGGTAACAGCAAACACGGGTACCTGGCATAACAGATTGGCAGGAGATAATGGACAATTATTGGCAGATATATTCTTCAAGAACTTTGCCCAGATACCAGCCACTTATAGAAATAATTTAAAGGGCAATGTTATATTCGATAACACCTTGCAATTTTGGCATAGTGTTATAGATGAGGATGGTACCATATACATTCAAACGGGCCATACGCTCGAAATAAAGCAGAATAAGTACAACACCGACATGGAAGGAATGGCGGACACGGGGTTGGCAATCACACCAATTCACAGCTTACCGTACACCCACGTAACGCCTATATTGCCACACCCTGCTTTGCCTGTATTGACAACACCATTAAGTAGCCACGTAACCACAACACCTATAAAAGCAACATCTGCCTTTGTAAGTGTTGCTTCAACATCTTATCCTTTATGAGTAGTTTAATAGCAGCATACGTTTTTAACGAAGGGGCCGCCCACGATTATAGTGGTAATAAATATCATTTAACAAATGGCGGCACTACTTTTCCGGCGGATACTTCACCTTTCGTGCAAGGTTATGATGCGTCTATAACGAGTGGTGCAAATATGTATACCACATCGTTTGCGTCTCTTGCCTTCACGTCTATATCTATTCACTCATATGTGTCTTGGACTTCTGGGCATGGATGGATAATGAATAATGCGGCTCATTCAGTTCAAATAGATTCGTCCGGCAATATAGTTTTTGTTGTAACAAAATCAGGCGGAGGTACATACACTGCTACTTCGGCAACAGCGCTTACAGCTACAACTTGGTATGACATATGTTGTGTTTGGGACCAGCACAAACAATACATATACATAAACGGAGTTTTGAATTATAGTATAGATGCTGTGTTTACTACTCTCGCTGCCGGAGACAATACATTTTACGTTGGCGCTCCCGGTACAATGGTAGCGATGTTTAAATGTATAGAGGTTCGCAACATAGCTTTAACAATAGCTAATTGCGTTGACTTAACCGCTTCGCCGGGAGGTGTTATGTATTCCGTTGATGCGCACAATTTCGCAATCGGAGATTTGATTGCTGATTCGAGTGTAGTTAATAGGGCGGTTGTTACCTGGCCAATAGATGCGAACAACTTCCTCGCTTATCCGTTAACATCTATAGTTATTAATGGAATAGCAAAGTACGGCAATATATACAATACGGCCCGTCAGTATATAATGGAAATAAATAGTGATTTCGACGGCAATGGCAACAGCCAGCTTAGTATTAAGTATCCTATAGCCAGTTTCATTGATTATGCAGCTCCTCCTGTTATTGAAACATTAGACTATAGGGGATGGTATGGAACAGTTGGGGCGGCCGGTGTAAATAAACAGATACAATATAATGCCAGCGGCGTTTTAACAGGTTCGTTAATAGAATCCGATGGTGTTAATTTAATTGTACCAGGTGGTTCAAACATAAATGGAGGCACATCAAAACCATATATTGATTTAAATGGCGGTTATATGTATGATTCTTCTTCCTCACTTTCAATAGATTTTGGAAGCAGAATATTATATGTTAGTACACAAATAGCATTACGTTGGGATTCAAGAACATTGGTTGATTCTTCCGGGCAGACTGCTATGAGTTGGCAAGGGAGGCATTTATTAGATGCAGGCGGTAACTTAACGGTAGATTTTAATGCACGGTCATTATCCGGGGGTATATGGTCAGGCACAACTCCTTCAGCAGGTGATAATACCACAAATCTTGCCACCACAGCCTTTGTTGTGTCTGCTATAGCATCCGGTTCAGTTACATCGGTAGGGTTAACTGACGGCTCATCAACACCAATTTATAATATATCAGGCTCGCCCGTTACATCATCGGGCTATCTTACATTTACTTTAAAAAATCAAAATACCAATTATATATTCGCCGGTCCAAGCTCTGGCCCCGGTGCGGGTAGCCCTACGTTCAGAGCGATGGTGTCCGCTGACATACCTTCCAATGTTGCGTTGGCCGGAAGCCCAACCACTACTACACAAACCCCGCTTGATAATAGTACAAAAGTCGCCACGACTGCCTATGTAGATGCAGCAGTTTCTGCTTCAAAACCAATTGGCGGCATACTTTATTTATTCTATAACTTTTAAAATCAAATACTATGTCATTAACATTCTCTCCACCATTTCCTCAGGTGCCTTATATGCCCTTTGCTGATTTATCAGGAACAACCACTGATAAAACCGGGGCAACAACAACCAATATGAAAACCCTGGTTACCGCCGGTACAAATGGAAGCAAAATAACCCTTATTGGCTGTAAAGGTGCCGGAACATCGGTTGCGGCAACACTGCTTATATTTATTACCGATACGTCAGGGACTAATCCTAAGCTGTTTGATGAAATAGTTATTTCAGCAGTAACGAGCTCTAATACGATTGCTTCTTTCAGGGCGATGAATAGTTATTCTGACTTAGAACTAAAATCAGGCCAGCTAATACAGGTTGGTGTAACTGCTCTATCTGCTGACATAATAGCATGGGCTCAACAAGGAGATTTCTAGTATGGGAATGTTCAAAGGTTTTCAACAGGTAGGGGGATTTCAAACTACTGTAAGGCCAATAATGATGTTTCCTCCATTCGTAGATACTTCCTATGGTGAAGTAGGTAATTTGGGTGGTATTCCATCATCAAATTTGGTTGCCTGGTTTAATCCGTCGGTCAATGTAACCCAATCTGGTGGGGCAGTTTCCTCGTGGAAAGATACAAGTGGTACTTATACATGGTCAGGAGGTTCCGGCACTCAACAACCTACATTAGTTCAAGGAGATCCAGTATATAATGGAAGACCGTATTTTACTACCGATGGAGTTCATCAATATTTTAATATGGCTGCATCTGTTGGTTTATCTCTTCAAGCCAATCGTACTTGGCAAGTTATTATAGTAGCAAAATATAACAACGTATCAGGGAACGTTAGGTTAGTGCAATCAGATATAAGTCCAAATAAAGGCACTTATGTTGTTAATGAAAATTCAGGGACAAGTCAAGAAGTCATATATATTAATGATGCTGGATCTACAATTGTCACAACATCTACTGTAAATATTGACACCAAAATCCATGTTTACGGACATGAAATAGATAGGCAAACGGCCGGCTTGCAGTATCTTAGTATAGATAATACCTGGCGTAATGTTTCCAGTGCCATTGGTAATAGTTCTGCAAATTATGCAGCTGGTCAATTATGGATAGGAATAAACGGTACTTTAACTGCTTTCACTCAGCTTAATATATATGATATATTCTTTTATAATCAACTTCTTTCACAACAGGATTATATAGTGCTGGTGAACTACATTAGAGGGTTTTATAATTTTTAATTATGCAAACAAATATCGAAAATGTATTAAAAGAACTTAGAGCTAACAGGGATGCTAGCACTAAAGAATATGAGACACTTAAAGAATTGGTTTCAAGTCAGGGCCAAATGATAAAGGAAATCAAGGAAGATTTGAGGGGTAATGAATTTAGGGGAATTGATGGCTTAATAAAGACGGTTAAAGGGCACGATAAAATGTTGAATCCAATAGGATTAGTTATGCAGTACCCTCGGGTAGCCATTGTGGTTGTATTTATTCTGTTTCACCTTCTTGTGTTTTTCTCTTTCAAAGGCATTGATAAACTGATAAGTTTTTTCTAAATGGATATTACAAAAGCATTCGGTATCCTCCAGCAGTTTGAAGGAGGCAATAAAGTAACCAATACCGTAAATGATAAAGGGGGCTTAACCAAGTATGGTATTAGTCAGGCTGCATACCCGAATTTAGATATTAGTAACCTGACAAAGGAACAAGCCACGGATGTATACAGAAATGATTACTGGAATACAGCAGGCTGTAACGGCCTGAAGTTGGAGATTCAATTCATTCATTTTGATACTGCTGTTAATATGGGAGTGGGTAAAGCAATTAAAATATTGCAGCAAGCCAGTGGAGTTCCTATTGATGGAATTCTTGGTACAGAAACATTAGCAAAGAGTACTAATATTACTCCTGCAGATTACTTATTTTATAGATTAGTATATTATAATACGATTATGGCCAATGATAATTCTCAATTTGCATTTTTAAAAGGATGGACAAACAGAGTTGCCAAGCTGTTTTTAATGTATAGGAATGGTGAGCTTTCCTGA